GGTCTTGCCGCCGCTCCATCTTTCCCTTATGATTATAGCAAACGGCAAGGAAGAAATCAAGTAGGAGGTGGAGGCCGTGAATATCCCGTCTGATTTGGCTGCGCGTATTGTCGGCCATCGAAAGGCCGCCGGGTTGAGCCGCGCGAAGTTGAGCGCCCTCTCCGGGGTCCCTGTCCGAACCATAGAGGATTGGGAGGCCGGTGCCCGCCTGCCCCGTGACGTGTGGCAGATTTGGAATATCGCCTCCGCCCTCGGTTTAACGGTAGAGGAATATTTGGGATTAGGCAAGGGGGTTGCCGATGAATAACGTGAGAAGAAAGCAGATTGCTGCTCTGGCTGACCGGCTCTCCGCTTTGGCGGACGAGCTTGAGGAGCTCAAGAGCTCCGTGGAGGATATTGAATCTGAAGAGGAAGAATACCGGGGCAATATGCCGGAAAATTTCCAGAACAGCGAGCGGTACGAAAAGGCCGATGCGGCTGTGGATGCGCTCGAAAGCGCGGTATCAAGCCTCGAAGAGGTCGCAAGCTCCATCGAGGAGTGCAAAGAATATCTTGAGCAGGCTCAGGAGTAACAGGGAGCCCGGCAGTACGCC